TTACTCTGCGGCCTTCTGCACCCGGATATCACTGCCTAAAAACTGGATCTGTACAAAGGCTGCAAGGCGGCTGGAGATCTTCTCTGTATACAGCTTTTCCAGCAGCGCACCGTCCGTGATATTGGTGGTGACGATGGTGGGTAGCTTTGCGCCCAAGCGGTTATTCAGCAGACTGTACAGATTCGTCAGGAAGAAGCTGGAGTTGAACTCGGTGCCCAGATCATCAAGAATCAGCAGATCGGCGTTGCAGGCAGTCTGGAACAAAGTCTCCTCCTCGCCGCCGGGGTCTGTGCCGAAATGCAGTGCTTCCAGCTTGCCGAAAAAGTCCGGGCAGGAGACATAGATCACATCATAGTTCTGCTGCAGCACCTCCCCGGCAATGGCAAGGGCGGCATGAGTCTTGCCAAGCCCTGCGTTGCCCACCAGCAGCAGGCTTTCGCGGGTGGCAGGGGAAAAGTCCGCGGCGTAATCCCGCAGGTCGGCCAGAACCTCGGCCATGTAGCTGCGCACGCTCTCGCCCAGCGTCTTGTCCACCGTGTTGGGGTAGTAGTCCAGCTGCATGGTGTCAAAGCTGGAGATGGACAGGCTGGACAGCTCCTCGATCTCCTTGCGGCGCAGCTGCTGCATCACCCGGCGCACACAGTCGCAGGTATGGCCGTCCACTGCGCCGGTGTCCTCGCACCGCTTGCAGGTGAACTTTGGCTCCAGCGCATCCGCAGGACGTCCGCTCTCAGCCAGCAGCGCGGTCAGTTTCTGCTTTGCCGCCGCAAGCGCAGCGGCAGCTTCGGTGCGGTCTTTGCCGGAGGCTCCGGCAATGGCACAGCGGATGCCTCGCACCCGCACCTCTTCCTCGGCGTGACGAAGCCCAGGGATGGCGGCTTCGGCTTCAGCCTGTGCATCCTGCGCCAAAGCGCGGGCGGTCTGCCGCCGCATGGCTACGGTGCGCAATGCCTGCTGATATAATTCGTTTTTGGTACGCATAAAGGCTCCTTACTCCGGCTTCTTGATCAGGGGACGGCGGCGGGTGGCGTTTTTCAGGATATCGTTTCCGCTGGGCGTGTCGCGGTCCACCCGGATATTCCGGCTGGCACCGGCTGCGGCCACCGGCCCGCGCACATCATGGATGTTGCGCAGACCCTTGGCGTTCCATGTTTTCAGGATGCTGTTCCAGTACCACAGATCCCGCTTGGGGCCGGCCTGTACGGCGGCTTCCTGCACCATGGCGTCATCATAGCCGTACACCTCGTACCAGCGTGCAATGGCCTTGCGCCCACCAAGCGTCAGCTCCTCGGGGGTGATCTGCAACAGGCTGCTGACGTATTCCTCGCGGCTCTGGCGCAGCGCCAGCAGCTTTAAGTGGGCATCGGCCTGCTCGCCGGTCTCCACGCCCTCGGCGCGCCAGACCTTCAGCTCGTGGGTCACGGCGGCCATGGTGCGCTTGCCCCGGCTGGCCACATAGGCTACGCACAACATCACAGTCTCGGGTGCAAAGCCTTCCTGCACATACAGGTTTACCAGCTTTTCCATCTCGGTGTGGGTCAGCGGACGGGCAAAGCTGGTCTGTGCGCAGTCGATCAGGCTGGAGATCATAGGATCGGTGCGGCTGGCGGCGGCAATCTCCGCCCAGCGCATAGGGGCGGGGGCGCTGGGCTCTGCGCCCGGGGCGGCGTTCTCCTCGTAGCGCTCCAAAAGCCCCGCACCCGCCCAGAACGCCAGCGCACTCTCGGCGCTGATGCGGCTGCGCAGCTTGAGGTCGGCGCAGATCTTGTCCGGGTCGGTCACGCCAGTGGCCAGCACATACAGCGCCACCCGCACATTGTATTCTTCGGCAATGCCCAGCTTGGAGAACACCAGCTGCGGCACGGCGATGGTATCGCCCTTCAGTTCTTTCAAACGGTAGATCATGGTTTCCTCGTTCGGTTTATTCGTTGGCAGTATCCGGCTCGGCGGGCGGCTCCCAAGGCTCGCAGTCCATCATATCCGGGCAGTTGTTCCAGCGCTCTGGCTCGGCCTCGTAAGCGTCCTTCAGATACTGCGCAGCGGCGGCACGCCCTTCGTCTGTAAGCGGGAATACCTCCCGGCTGCGCAGGGCGGGGTCGGTCTTGTCGATCGTCCAAGGCGCGGGCCAGTAGTCCACTGTGAGGATCTTTTCCTCTTTGGTGGCATCCGCGCCGCCGTCCGGGTCCGGTACGGTGCGCTTGCCCGGGGTAAGCCGGTAGCGCAGCCCGGCCTCGTTGCCGCTGTAATCATTCTTGCACAAAAAGTAGTGCAGCAGGGGAACAAAGATCATGGTGCAGCTCGTCCTTTCCGGCAAAAGGCGCGGCCTTTTGCACAATCAATTCTATTATAAAGCCGCCGGGCTAAAATGCAACAACTTTTTGTGAAACGCCCTGCAAAAGCTGCCCCCGCTTACAGGAAATCCGGCCTTGACAGGGTCGCAGAAATATGGTAAAATATTGCCTGTTGCAGCAGATGTGCAATGTGCTACTGTGGCTCAGCTGGTAGAGCAGCTCACTCGTAATGAGCAGATCGCCTGTTCGAATCAGGTCAGTAGCTCCAAAGAGAAACCCCCGAAAGTTGGCTTGTGAAGCCGGTTTTCGGGGGTTTTTGTTTGTGCGGCAGGGGATGGGAAAGTGGGCGATTGTGCCTTAATTACCCCTGTTTGTCTGGAAATTGCTTTATTTAGTGGCGCAAAAGACGGCGAAGTCAAAACCACCGGCTGAGCCGGTGGTTTTGACTTCCACAAGAAGAAAGAAGAGCACAAGGGGCGGAAGAACCCGAAATTAGCCCCCGGCGGCGCGGTGAGCGCGTGGCCGGGGGCTTTGGCGACCACAAAAGCATCAGGTAGGAACGGGTGCTGCTGAGAGAAGGCTCGGCGGCAGGCGTTTTGTCTGATACAACCCTCTCACCGTTGCAGTCCGTTGACGCGGCACTGCAACGGAGCTCCCCCAAGGGGGGGAGCCTTTATTAAATGTAAAGCGTCCGGGTGGGCGCTTTGGGGAGCTAGTATACCCGTTATTTCTGTGACTGTGTGGGTCACAAAAGAGACAATTACAGGAGCAGCCTATGCGGAAAAGCTACATCCGGGAAAAGAAGATCCGGTGCGGGGACGAGTACATGGCCGTTGGAGTGTATGCCGTGACGGATCAGGAGCACCGCAAGCGGGGAAAGAAGCGCAAGGAGAGCGACAAGGGGCAGAAGAACCGGAACAAAGCCGCCAGCATGCGCAAGAAGCAGCGGAAGGTGCTGGCGAATTTTGACAAGCGGGGGGGTTCCTGACAGGTACATACGAGGACTGTTACCTACCGGATGACGAGGCTGCCTGCTGGAAGGACGTGGAGAACTACGCGCGGCGGGTGAAGTACGCCACCCGTAAGCGGTTTGGAGTGGAGAAGGAGAAGATCCGGCTGATGCTATGGGCGGTGCTGCTGACGGCAGCGACAAACGCGGCGGCGCTGGTGCCGGACACGGACCGGGACAGCGGCCAGAGCGTGCCGACCGTGCTGATGGAGCCGCAGAGCGAGGACGAAAGGCCGGAGGTGGTACTGGATGGCTGTGGGACGGTATAAGGGCAGGAGCATCGTGTGGAAGCCGCAGCCGAAACAGGCTGCCTTTATGCGGCGGTGCGAGGACGAGGCGTTATACGGCGGAGCGGCAGGCGGCGGCAAGAGCGACGCACTGGTGATCGAGGTGCTGCGGCAGGTGGACGTGCCGCACTACCGCGGACTGATCGTGCGGAAGACCTACCCGCAGCTTTCGGAGCTGATCGACAAGACGATGCAGTATTACAGGCCGGCCTTCCCGAAGGCGCGGTACAACGCGTCCAGCCACGTGTGGACCTTCCCCAACGGGGCGAAGATCTATTTTGGATCCATGTTCCGCACGCAGGACAAGTACAACTACCAAGGCAAAGCCTTTGATTTTATCGGAGTGGACGAGCTGACACACTTTACATGGGAGGAGTACAGCTACCTGATGAGCCGCAACCGACCCACAGGTCCGGGCACGGTGGTGTACATGCAGGCAAGGCGCATCCGGGAGGCAGAGCAGAACGACCCGATGCTGAAGGGCAGGGTGATCCAGGGAGTGGCAGACCCGGCCATCTTTAACGAGAGCCAGGGCGAGAGCATTGCCCAGATGCAGGAGAAGTACCCGTACTTTGTGACGTGGCGGCCGGGCGACCACACCCGCATTGCGGGCAAGATGCAGCTGCACTACCGGCTGGCGTTTGACGCAGAGGGGCGACCGATGTTTCAGGTGTTTGACACCTGCCGGCATTTTATCCGCACCATCCCGAACCTTGTGTACGACGAGAGCAACGTGGAGGACATTGACACTACGCAGGAGGACCACATCTACGACGAGTGCCGGTATGTGCTGATGGAAAACCCCATCAGTCCCCGGCAGGTACGCAAAGAGGCGGTGCTGCGGGACGACCCGCTGGATATGGACGCACACCACAGCCCTACCCGGGTGATGCGGGTATAAGCAGAAGGAGAAGCGATGACAGGAAGATACGAGGGACAGCAGCCGAACACCGAACAGGACGGGGAGAAGCTGCTGCGAATCATGGCCTTGGCGGCCAAGGCAGCCGGGGTGCAGCAGGCACCGGCGGACACAAGACCGGCAGAAGCAAACCCTGGCGGCATGAGTGAAGGAGATCGGATGGTGAGTACCGCGAGACCCGGCACCGGGCGGGACGATGCCATGCAGAGACTTTTGCAGGGCGATGCAGGCGGGAGCGCACCGGCGGGCGCTGCTGCAGAGACGGTGATCGGGCCGGAGGAAGTAGCCAAGGCGGGAGAAATTTTGCAGCGGTACAAGACCGGCGAGGCGGCGCTGGACAAGCGGATCATTGAAAACGAGCTGTGGTTCCGGCTGGGGCACTGGAAGAACTACCAGAACAAGATGATGGAGGGAAAGCCGCAGCCTTCCAGCGGGTGGCTATTCAACAGCATTGCCAACAAGCACGCGGACGCCATGGACAACTACCCGGAGCCGAACGTGTTGCCGCGAGCGGCGGACGACGAGGAGACGGCAAGGACCCTTTCCAAGGTGATCCCGGCGGTGCTGGAGCAGTGCAACTACGAGCAGGTGTACAGCGATACATGGTGGCGCAAGCTCAAGACCGGTACCGGCGTGAAGGGCATCTTCTGGGACCCGGTGCTGCGGGGCGGGCTGGGAGACAGCAGCATCCAGAGCGTGAATTTGCTGATGCTGTACTGGGCACCGGGCGTGGAGGACATTCAGCAGTCGCCGCACCTGTTCAGCCTGAGCCTTGAGGACAACGAGCAGCTGGTGGGGCGCTTCCCGCAGATGGAGGGGCACACCGGCAAGGGGCTGGACGTGGGGCAGTACATCCACGACGACAGCATTGACACCACCGACAAGAGCGTGGTGGTGGACTGGTACTACAAGAAGGCGCAGCCCGGCGGACAGACGGTGCTGCACTACTGCAAGTACTGCAACGGCGTGGTGCTGTATGCCAGCGAGAACGACCCGGAGCTGGCGCAGCGGGGCTTTTACGACCACGGGAAGTACCCCTTTGTGTTTGACCCGCTGTTCATGGAGGAGGATTCCCCGGCGGGGTTTGGGTACATCGACGTGATGAAGGACACCCAGACCGCCATTGACGAGATGAACCACGCCATGGACGAGAACGTGAAGCTGGCGGCAAAGCAGCGCTTTGTGCTGAGCGACACGGCGGGGGTGAACGAGAAAGAGCTGGCAGACTTTAGCAAGGACATCGTGCACGTTGTAGGGCGGCTGAACAGCGACAGCTTTATGCCGCTGCAGACGAACGTGTTGAGCGGCAACTGCATGAACTACCGGGATGCCCGGGTGAACGAGCTGAAGGAAGTGAGCGGCAACCGGGACGTGAGCCAGGGCGGCACCACCAGCGGCCTGACCGCTGCCAGTGCCATTGCGGCGCTGCAGGAGGCGGGCAGCAAGCTGAGCCGGGACATGCTGAAGAGCGCGTACCGGGCGTTTGCGAAGGAATGCTACCTGATCATTGAGCTGATGCGGCAGTTCTACGACGAGCAGCGGGTATACCGCATTACCGGCGAGAGCGGCGGGGTGGAGTATGCCACCTTCAGCGCGCAGCAGCTGCGCGGGGTGCCCGGCGGCGTTGTGGGCGGGGTGCAGCTGGGCGACCACGAACCGGTGTTCGACATTACGGTGAGCGCGGCGAAGAAGAGCACCTTCAGCCGGCTTTCCCAGAACGAGACGGCGAAGGAATGCTACCAGCTGGGATTTTTTGCACCGGCGAACGCGGACGCGGCGCTGGCTGCGCTGGAGATGATGGACTTTGAAGGCATTGAGAAGGTGCGGGAGCGGGTGAGCCAGAACGGCACGCTGTACCAGCAGCTGCAGCAGATGGCAGCACAGCTGCAGAAGATGGCCGCCATCATCGACAGCCAGAACGGGACGAACGTTGCCGCAGCGGCAAGTGCAGCCGGACAGGCGGCGGGTGCTGTGGGCGGCGGGAGTGGCGGCAGCACAGGCGCAAAGACCAGCACCAACAGCTTGGGCGGTGCTGTGGGAGGCAGCGACAACAGCCTTTCCACGCAGGCAGCCCGGCGGGCGATGGACATGAACAACCCGAACAAGTAAAGGAGAAAGAGCATGATCGAAGCAAGTGTGATGCGCACGGTATGGAACGACGGCAAGACCGGCTACGAGGTGAAGGCAAAGGGCCATGCGGGCGCGGGAAAGTACGGGCAGGACATTGTGTGCGCAGCGGTGAGCTGCCTGATGCAGACCCTCGCCAACGAGGTGGAGGAGGCTGCGCGGGCAGGCCTTGTGGCGCTGGGTGCTGTGGCGCACGGCGAGGGCTGGATGCGCGTGGAGGTGACCCCGACCCATAAGAGCTGCGACATGGTGGAAGCATGGGTGGAGCTGGTACAGGACGGACTGGACGCGCTGGCCGAGAGTTACCCGGAGAACGTGGAGCTGGTGGTGAACATGGTGTTTGCGGACGGCAAGGAACCGGACCCGGCGCAGCTGCCGGACATAGTGGACGGGAAGATGAACCTGCAGTACTTTGCGGAAGGTGGCGGCGATGGTGCTGCTGCCGGAGAGGGCGGCGCAGAGGCAGCACCGGCGGTGCAGGAGCCTGCGCTGCGTCCGGCACAGGAGCGGCTGGCGCGGCGCAGCGGTGCGCTGCGGGGAAAGCCGACGGAACAGCCCCCTCAGCTGAGCGGTCAGCCGGAGACGAAGCCGCAGGAAGGTGAGAAGCCGACCGAGGAGAAGCCGCAGGAGCAGAAGGTGGAAAAGACCCCGGAGGAAAAGCGCAAGGCCTTTGGGGCGCTGGTGCGGGACAGCGGCGAGTACAGCGACATTTTCAACGAGGTGATGCAACAGGCCATCATCAAGGCGGGCGAGGCGGTGCACGCAGACCCCAAGGCGGCTGCCCTGCGGCAGGCGCTGAGCGAGGCATACGGCATCGATGGCGAGGATGTGGACGGACTGATCGAGGCCGTGAAGAACGGCAAGGTGAAGGACGATGCCTACTAATCGGGATGGCGACGAGCGACAAGACCGGGGACGAGGACACGGAGGGCGCAATCAATGAACTGGCAGACGACCTTTTGAAGGACGACAGCGAGAGCGTGACCGACGCGCTGGAGCAGGCGCTGGAGAGCGTACGGGCAAAGGATGCACAGGAGGAGCTGGACAGGCTGCTGCGGGCGGGCAAGAGCCTTAGCAGCATGAAGAGCAAGATCACCGCAGTATGTAAGCCGGAGTATGTGGCGGGCAGCGAATACGACCGGACACAGCTGAACGAGATGCTGCTGGCGCTGCGGGATGCGGATAATAACCCGCTGTACACCCAGAAAACGCTGGACAGCTGGGTGAGCGATGCCGAAAAGAAGAGCGCGGAACCTGTGAACGACCCGTGGGCAGACCTGCGGTAAAGACAAACAATAACAAACAAAGACGAACACCCCGGCGGCTGAGAAGGGACAGCTGCCGGGGTGTGTTTTGTGTAAGAATGTCCGCAGGTGTTTTTGCAAAGCGGGATGCGGTAGACTGGACACAGGAAAGGAGGCCGGGAGATGCTGGTAAAAATTGTGAAAAGAACCTTTAGCGGGGCAGAGTACTGCCCGGAGCAGAAGGTTTTGAAGCTGGGCGGCGAGGGCAGCACCGGGGTGGAGACACTGGAATTTGAGCTGCCGGAGGAATGGGCCGGTATGGCGGTGACGGTGCATGTGCAGCAGCTGGACGGCACGCTGCCGCAGCCGGTGCTGCTGGGAGAGGACAGGTGTCTGGAGGTGGACAGGATGTTCACCGCCAGCGAAAAGGGACTGTGGATGCTGCGGGCGATGGACGGCAACGGATACTGTGCCATGACAAGGCCTGCGCGGTACGAGTGCTACGAGACTTTTGCCACGGACGGGGACACCGAGATCACCCCGAGCCAGTACGAGGCCTTTGTGGCGCAGGTGCTGGGGGCGGCGAACACGGCAAGCCAGAAGGCAAAGGACGCGCAGAGCGCGGCGGACAGGGCAGAAGGTGCAGCGGGAGAGGCACAGAAAGCCAAGGCCGCCGCTGCGGACAGCGCGCAGCAGGCAAAGGGCGAGGCAGAAAGTGCACAGACGGCGGCGCAGCAGGCAGACAAAGCGGCGGCGCGGGCAGAGGGATACGCGCCCAAGGACGGCACCGTGCTGAGCGTGAACGGCAAGGGCGGCGCGGTGCGCCTGAACGCTGCGAACGTAGGGACGATGGCTGCGGACAGGGGAGACCTTGTGCAGCAGGTGGTGCTGGAGGGCCGCACCCTGACCGTGGTGTTTACGGACGGTACGCAGCAGGCATACACTACACAGGAAACCACAGAGCTTACGGCCATGACCGGGGTGCTGCGCACAGCAAACGGCGGCACGGGGCTTGACCGGGCACTGACAGCGGCAGACGTAGGTGCCGTGGAAAAAGGCAGCGGGGACTACCTGAAGGGCAACAGGGGCAACTACCGGCTGCGCATTGAGCAGCGGGGCGAGTGGAAGGGGCTGACCGTATGCGCCCACTGGCACACCCCCGGCGCAAGCGCGGCCACGCTGGTGGAAAACGGTGTGCTGACCGTACTGCGCACGCTGGCGGCGGGCAATGATGCAGCGGCAGCGGCCTGTGACCGCTTAGAGGCGCTGTGGGGCGCAGACGACCCGGACAACAGGAACACTGCCCGGCTGAGCCTTGCAGTGCTGGGCAGAATGATCCTTGGGAGGAGCTAAGATGGGGTACACAAAACAGAATTTTATGGACGGCCATACCCTGACCGCTGCCAAGCTGAACCACATGGAAGCAGGCATTGCAGCAGCGTGGGATATGGCCGGAAGCGGCACGGGCGGCGGCGCTGTAATGGGTATTCCCGGTGCGGCGGGGGATGGAGAGACGGACGACACGGAAGCACTGACGGCGGCGCTGAGCCAGAGCAACTGCGTGGTGGACGGAGGAAACAAAAAGTACAAGTACTTTGAGATCATCGTCAACAACGTTGAAGATCTGGAAGTTCGGAACGTGATCTTTTGGAAGGGCGCGAACATGGTGCTGGAGGGGTGCAAAAACATCCGGTTCGTCAACTGCACATGGGAAGGCATCAACCCGAACGGTGTAAACAAAATATGGACCTGCGGCATCCGGCTGCGGGGACGCATGGAGAACGGCGAGAGCATTTGGTGCGAAAACATTTGGATCGAAGGATGCATATTCCAGAATGTCTGGTATAACCCGTATGTGAATAACGGCAGACCGCAGGATGTTTCGGACGCTGCGATTTTACCATAGCTTTTTTGAATTTCTATCCACGCCCTCCGCGAGGAAGGCGACCCAGTGCCCAGCGTGCCAACGGCTGCAAGGCTTCATTTCTATCCACGCCCTCCGCGAGGAGGGCGACCGTACACCCCTCAGTTGCACGGGCAAGGGATTTTTATTTCTATCCACGCCCTCCGCGAGGAGGGCGACTGGCTTTTTTCATCTGTTATCACACCCCCTCTTGTTATTTCTATCCACGCCCTCCGCGAGGAGGGCGACTGACGACCCTTGTCCATGGTATTGCGCACGGTCAGATTTCTATCCACGCCCTCCGCGAGGAGGGCGACATAGGCCAACGCCAAGGCCAGACCCCGGAAGCAATTTCTATCCACGCCCTCCGCGAGGAGGGCGACTCCCCGGCCTTTAACGGCAGTAACGACCACATACGATTTCTATCCACGCCCTCCGCGAGGAGGGCGACGGTGACCTCATCCACGTTGAGACGGAGAGCGAGGACATTTCTATCCACGCCCTCCGCGAGGAGGGCGACGTCTTTAAACGGTCTGGGACGCTCACCAGAAAACAATTTCTATCCACGCCCTCCGCGAGGAGGGCGACTCGCAGGCAGGGCAAACGGCTGGGATACGACTTTGGATTTCTATCCACGCCCTCCGCGAGGAGGGCGACCGGTGGTCATGCCCACGCACTGGTTGATGGGCTATTTCTATCCACGCCCTCCGCGAGGAGGGCGACCTGTGCGATGTTGCCGACCTGCGTGTTCACATCATCATTTCTATCCACGCCCTCCGCGAGGAGGGCGACAAACTGCCGTCAGCACCGCCGTAAAGGGGCTGATATTTCTATCCACGCCCTCCGCGAGGAGGGCGACCTACACAGGAAAGCGAGGTGCAAAAAGATGCTGGTATTTCTATCCACGCCCTCCGCGAGGAGGGCGACCGGATAGCGTCACCGCACTTAGAAACCCATTCGGATTTCTATCCACGCCCTCCGCGAGGAGGGCGACCGTATAA